ATTCATTATGCTTTTCTTCGTCGTATTCAAAAAGAAAAACGTCAGTTAGAAATTAAAAATAAAATTCTTGAACGTTCTGAATACTCTGAGGTCTTTACCGATGATAACATAGTTGACATAGGAAACTATTCAGACTATAATAGCATCAAGGATGGAATTCACTCTAAACTTCGTTATTGAATGAAAGTCGCAATCATCACTGACACTCATTATGGTTGCCGAAAAGGTTCTAAACTTTTTCAAGATTATTTTGAGACATTTTATAAAAACATTTTTTTCCCGACACTGGAACAGCACGGGATTACAACTGTTATTCATATGGGAGATGCTTTTGATAGTCGCAAGTCAATTGATTATCAAAGTTTAGAATGGACAAAAAGAGTTGTTTTAGATCCTCTTTCAAAATATAATGTTCATATGTTAGTGGGAAATCACGATGCATACTATAAGAACACGAATAATGTAAATTCTCCATCTCTTCTACTTCAAAATTACTCTAATATCAAAACTTACAGTGATCCTGAAGTAATTAAAATTGGAAATTTAAATACTCTTTTGATTCCTTGGATATGTGCCGATAACGAAGAAAAAACTTTACGTCTTATCAAAAAAAGTGGATGTAAGGTTGCGATGGGACATTTGGAATTGAATGGATTTGAAGCCTATCGTGGACATACGATGGATGATGGTATGGATTCTATAGTTTTTGATGGGTTTACAAAAGTATTTTCTGGGCATTATCATACTCGTTCTACTAATGGTGTCGTTTTTTATTTGGGAAATCCTTATGAAATGTATTGGAATGATGTAAATGATACTCGTGGATTTCATATTTTTGATACCGAAACACTAGAACATACTCCTGTAAATAATCCTTATCGAATCTATTATATTATTCACTATGAAGATACAAACTATCAGACATTTGATACTCGTGAATATGAAAATAAAATTGTAAAAGTGATTGTTCGTAAAAAAACAAATACTAAAAAGTTTGAAAAATTTATTGATAAACTTTATACTTCAAATGTGGCAGAACTCAAAATTGTTGAAAACTTTCAAATTGAAGAAAATGAAAATTTTGAGGCATTTGAATCAGAAGACACTCTTTCTGTTCTAAACAGATATATTGAAGAATCAGAAATAAATCTAGACAAAAAAATAATTCAAAAAATGTTAAAAGAAATATATCAGGAAGCATGTGAGTTAGTCTAAAAATGTTTATACTTACAATTCTGGGACAAGAGGATGAGGGTGTCTATTCTGTACTTAACCCTAACGGAGATAAAATCATCTATATTTTTGAAGAAGAAGATGATGCAGTTAGATATGCTATGATGTTGGAGGAGCAAGATTATCCAGAAATGCATGTAATTGAAGTTGAAGATGAAGTAATAATAAAGACCTGCGAACAATATGAATATAACTATATTGTTATTACTGAAAATGATATTGTAATTCCACCAAAATATTAAAATGATATTATTCAAAACTATAAAATGGAAGAATTTTTTATCTACAGGACAGCATTTCACGGAAATAGATTTTACTCTAAATTCGACTAATTTGATTGTCGGTACAAATGGCGCTGGTAAAAGTACAATTTTAGATGCCCTTACTTTTTCTTTATTTGGAAGACCATTTCGGAAAATTAATAAACCACAACTCATCAATACCGTAAATGAAAAGGACTGTATTGTAGAAGTTGAGTTTACTATTGGAACTACCGAGTGGAAGGTTGTTCGTGGAATCAAACCAAATATTTTTGAAATTTATCGAAATGGTGAAGTTTTGGATCAGGCATCCGCATCTGTCGATCAGCAGAAGTGGTTAGAACAAACAATTCTTAAAATGAACTATAAGTCCTTTACTCAAATTGTAATTTTGGGTAGCAGTACTTTTGTTCCTTTTATGCAACTTCCTGCGGCTCACAGAAGAGAAGTGATTGAAGATCTTTTAGACATAAAGATTTTTTCTTCTATGAATACAGTAATTAAAGAAAAAATTCGTCAGATTCGTGAAGAAGTAAAGACTTTAGAACTCAAAAAAGAATCTCTCTTTGATAAGGTTGAAATGCAAAGAAACTTTATTGAGGAGTTGGAAAATCGTGGAAATGCCAAGATAAATGACAATCAAAAAAAGATTGCCAATTTAGATACTGAAGTTGGCATTTATATGAGAGAAAATTCTTCACTTGAAGAAAGTATTTTTAAGTATATCAAAGAGCAAGAAGAAGTCACAGGTGCCGCAGATAAACTTCGTAAACTTGGAAATCTCAAAGGTAAAATCTCACAAAAGGTTCTTACGATTACCACAGAGCACAAGTTTTTTACTGAAAATACGGTATGCCCTACTTGTACTCAAGAGATTGATGAGACATTTAGACTACATAGAATTACAGACGCTCAAAATAAAGCAAAGGAGTTACAATCGGGTTATCAAGAACTTGAGGAAACTATCAAATCAGAAGAAGAAAGAGAGCGTCAATTTAATATTCTTTCCAAGGAGATTACAAAACTCACGCATGAAGTTTCTCAAAACAATACTAAAATCTCTGGATGTCAAAGACAAATCAGAGACTTTGAATCAGAAATTCAAACACTTACCAACCAACTTAAAAATAAAAATACTGAACACGAAAAACTAGAGTCTTTCAGAGAAACTCTTCAGAAAACCTATGATGAATTGGCAGTTAAAAAAGACTCCATTAACTATTATGATTTTGCATATGGATTACTGAAGGATGGTGGTGTTAAGTCTAAAATCATTAAGAAATATCTTCCCCTGATAAATCAGCAGGTAAATCGGTATTTACAAATGATGGACTTTTATATTAATTTTACTCTTGATGAAGAGTTTAATGAGACAGTTCAGTCACCAATTCACGAAGATTTTTCTTATGCTTCCTTTAGTGAGGGTGAAAAGATGAGAATAGATTTGGCACTTCTTTTTACTTGGAGAGAAGTTGCTGGATTTAAAAATTCTGTAAATACAAATCTTCTGATATTAGATGAAGTATTTGATAGTTCTTTAGATGGATTTGGAACAGAAGAATTTCTTAAGATTATTAAATATACAATAAAGGATGCTAATATATTTGTAATCTCTCATAAAACTGGTTTAGATGATAAGTTTGATAATGTTATAAAATTTGAAAAAGTAAAAGGATTTAGTCGGATCGGATCATAATATAAACACTTTATAAGGTGGCACAGCAGTTGTCCAGAGGACAACTTTTCGTTGTATTATGAGTGTATACAAAACAAAACTCATGCCAGTTAGTCACGAAATCAAGTCTCAACTTGCAAAACTGCTTGCTACCGAAGATCTTGTGGTTGAGCACAAGAAAGTTGCGACTGCTTGTTTTAATGTTCATACTCGTGTTTTGACTCTGCCTCTGTGGGATAAAGCAAGTAATACCGTATATGATTTGCTTGTAGGACATGAAGTTGGACATGCCCTCTTTACTCCCGATGATGACTGGTTTGAAAGCACTACAATTCCTCAACAGTTTGTGAATATTGTAGAAGATGCCCGTATTGAAAAATTAATGAAACGTAAGTATGCAGGACTTGCAAAGACTTTTTATAATGGATATAAAGAATTAAATGATGAAGATTTCTTTCAGATTGCTGACGAAGATTTAGAAACCTTAAATCTTGCTGATAAAACAAACCTTTACTTTAAGGTTGGTAATTTTCTTTCTCCTCTAAATTTTAATTCCAAAGAGAAAGAAATTGTTGAGTGTATTGATTCCTGTGAAACTTTTACAGATGTGATTATTGCCGCAAAGAAACTTTATGAGTATTGTAAGGAAGAACAACAGAAACAACAAAAGGTTGCTAATCTAGATTCTCACGATTCCGAACAACAAGGTAATTCCTCTTCTGGTGAACAGATGGGAGAAACCGAAGAAAGTGAGAACGATCAACAAGAATCTCCACAATCACAACAATCACAGCAACCAGAAGAATCTTCCGGAAATTCTAGCGGAAATCAAACAATACCAGATCTTTCTTCACAAGAACCTGAAGTTCGCACTGCCGATGCTCTTCGTGAAAAAATTGAGAGTCTTGTAAGTAGTGATAACCGAGATAATGTTTATGTTGAACTTCCACATCTCAATCTAGAAACTATAATTGCCAAAAATTCAGAGATTCATCAATATATTGATGAAAATTTCGAAAGACAAAAAAAATATATTGATGCTAATAATGATACAACTCATAACTTTGATTTATATGAAGAAGTAGATAGGTCATATAAGCAATTTAAGACTTCTGCTCAAAAAGAAGTCAATTATCTCGTAAAGGAATTTGAGTGTCGTAAGGCAGCAGATTCTTATGCCAGAACATCAACTGCTCGCACAGGAGTTCTTGATACTGCACGTCTTCATACCTACAAGTATAATGAGGATTTATTTAAGAAAATAAATGTGATTCCTGATGGTAAAAATCACGGGTTGATTTTTATTCTTGATTGGAGTGGGTCGATGAATGAAGTTATTCAGGACACCTGTAAGCAACTTTTCAATCTAATCTGGTTTTGTAAAAAAGTCTCAATTCCTTTTGAGGTTTATGCCTTTACAAATGAATGGAGAAGTCCAAAAACGTCACAAGAAGTTTATTCTTCACATTATGAAAAACGAGAAGGATTGATTTATGTTGCCGATGATTTTTCTTTATTGAATCTTCTTACAAGTAAAGTGAATATGAAAACTCTGGAGCATCAGATGCTCAATATTTGGAGACTGACTATTGCTCTTCGTAATCCATATGGGTTTGGATGTAGATATGTTGCTCCAACTCGACTATATCTATCCAGCACTCCACTGAATGAGGCACTAATTGCCCTACACCAAATTCTTCCCAATTTTCAGAGAGAAAATAAACTTCAAAAAGTTCAGTGTGTAGTTCTGACTGATGGTGAGGCAAATTGTCTTCCTTATCATATTGAAGTCAAACGTGGATCTGAACCTTATATTGGTGTTCGTGGTATTTCTCCTGGACAAACTTTTCTTCGTGATCGTAAGATCGGAACGACTTACAAATTTGAGTATGAATATCATAAATTTACTGAAGTTTTGATATCAAATCTTAAGGATAAGTTTCCGACAGTCAATATGATCGGTATTCGTGTGCTTCAGAATCGTGATACATCAAATTTTGTGAGTCTTTATTACAACAAATTATCTCCTCAATATAATAAAATTTTATCTGATTGGAAGAAGAATCGGAGTGCCTGAATATTTTAGAATCAAGTTATGATGCCTACTTTGGACTTTCTGCATCCACTCTCTCACAAGATTCTGAATTTGAAGTTGCCGAAGATGCCACAAAGTCACAGATTAAAAGTGCCTTTGTAAAAAGTCTTAAGATCAAAAAATTGAATAAGAAAGTTCTAGGACAGTTTATGGAACTTGTTGTCTAAATACCTAAAAAGATTAAAATGAAGACTTTTCAAGAATTTGTGCTAGAATGCTACTCTATTCAAGAGACTTCTCTTACTCGTGTGATGAGTAAGTCAAAGAAAGGTGGAATGGCGATTATGTCTGCTCAAAGAGGAGACAAATCAAAGGCAGAAAATAAAGCACGTTCAAAACAACTTGAGAAAGATATTAGGGGTGCCGGTCTTCCAGGACCTACAAAAGTTGCTGGTAGATATACAGAAAATCCGGGCACTCCAGAAGAAAAAAAAGTAGGAGAAAAATCACACATTATTACTCCTGGAAAGAAAGGTAAAAGAAAATTTAAAAAAGCAATAGAAAAGTTAGGTAAAAAATACGATCAAGATTCTGTTTTGATTCAACGCAAACCAGGAGGAAGTTCAACTCTAAAAGGAACTTCTAAAACATCTTGGCCAGGCAAGGGAAAGAATGTTAGTATAGGAGGTATGAAACCAGGTAGAACTGGTGAGTTTGATACTAAAGTTAAAAACAAAACATTTACAATTGAACCCTAATGAAAAAACCTAACAGTATTGATAAACTTTTGATTATTGATCATAATGCTAAAGTGATCACTCAAAAAAGAGAACTAAACCCCCCATCATTTAATGGAAGGTTTAGATCTAAGGTTAGAGAAAAGTATCCTGAATATCAATTAAAATGAAAAAGGAAATTTGGGGAATGCCTTGTGCAATAGATCACAAGAATAAAAGAGTTTATTTGAAGTGTGACAGTGCCATTACTGCGATGGGTATTGGTGCTCTTGTAGAAAAATATTATCCTGGATATAAAGGACATTTAGTAAGTCTAAATCGTTTGAGTGAGATCAGAGACAGTTTAGAAACCGTCCAGTAGATTGGTTTTGAGACTCTGATTGCTGTTATAATGACTACAGTTGAAACAAACTACTCACTATGCTCCGTCTCAAAATGACTCCCGATTATATCGTTTCTTCTCTCAAAACACTTTTTGGATCGGAAATTACTGGTGCCGACATTCGTGGTTGGTGTGCTAGTAATGGAAGTGCCTATCAAACCGTTACAAAAAATCTTGAGAAATATAAAACCTCTCGTGGTAAGTGGAACTTGGAAGTGACGCAAGAAAAGGTTCAAGAAATAGAACGTAGTTTTTCTTCTCCTGCTGCTCTTCCTGCTTTGGAGCAAAATCTTATTCCTGATAAAGATGATACTTTCGTCAAGTTTGGTAACTTCAACGATATTAAAAAAATTATTCAGTCCCGTATTTTTTACCCAACGTTTATTACGGGTCTATCGGGTAATGGTAAAACGTTCTCTGTGGAGCAAGCTTGTGCTCAGACTGGACGTGAATTGATTCGTGTAAATATTACGATTGAAACCGATGAAGATGATCTGATTGGTGGTTTTCGTCTTGTGGACGGTGCAACTGTCTGGCATAATGGCCCTGTGATTGAAGCACTTGAACGTGGTGCTATTTTACTTTTGGATGAGATTGATCTTGCCTCCAATAAAATCCTCTGTCTTCAATCTGTATTGGAAGGTAAAGGTGTCTTTCTGAAAAAGATTGGTAAGTTTGTAAAACCCTCTGTTGGATTTAATGTTTTTGCAACTGCAAATACCAAAGGTAAAGGTTCTGAGGATGGTAGGTTTATCGGAACTAATGTGCTCAACGAAGCATTCTTAGAAAGATTTCCTGTGACCTTTGAACAATCTTATCCTGCTCCTGCTGTTGAGCAAAAGATTTTAGA